GTAATGGATGAGTTTATTAACAAATACCGGCCTGATACGTGGGATAAGGTGGTTGGGCATAAGGAGCAGGTTGCTTCCATCAAGGCAGCGCTTGAGAAGAAGCGCGCCAAGGTGTTTCTATTCAGCGGTCCAGGTGGTACGGGCAAGACCACGTTGGCACGTATTGCCGCTGTAACAGCCGGATGTCCGTTGTCCGAACACATTGAGATAAACGCTGCTGTGCGCACTGGTATTGACGATATGCGCGAGGTACAGGACGCGATCACATACCGACCAGTTGGTGAAAGTAACGTCAAAGCGGTAATCGTTGACGAGGTTCATGCGTTATCGAAGAACGCTGCTCAATCACTCCTCAAAGCCCTGGAGGAGCCACCCAGTTGGGCATATTGGTTTCTATGCACCACGGAGCCCGCTCGGGTGTTACCAACGCTGAGGACCCGGTTCTTTCATGTAGCGTTGAAGCCGTTGTCAGACAAGGTCTTGTTCGATTTGCTAGATGACATTGCCAACAAGGAGAACTTGATCTGTAACAAGTTTGTAATCAACGTCTGTGTTGATAATGCAGGTGGGTCGGCTCGACAGGCAATCTCAAACCTAGCGCTCTGTGCTGAAGTTCGTACTGGTAAGAAGGCGGCAGCGCTATTACAGTCAACTACTGTAGCTCACGCTGACGCAGCTATACTTGGACGGTTGTTAGTGTTTGGTTCGTCCTGGCCTGAGGCACAGAAGATACTCAAGAACCTGAAAGCAGGTGGAGCTAATCCAGAGAGCATTCGGAATGGCGTGCTTGCGTATGTTGATAGTGTTACGTTAGGTACGCCAAAGGAGTCGGTTGCTGGTCGTGGGTGCGAGGTACTGGATGCGTTTAAGGAGCCATTTTATAACAGTGCAGCGCTCACAGTGGCGGTAGGAAAGGTGTTGCTGTCATGAAGAAAAGATCAACTGAAAAGTTTACGACGGCTGAAGGTGTTAGTGATAGTATCAAGGAGTTTGAGGGTCAGTTGGTTGTGGACCGTGATAACCTTGAGGAAGAGGTCATCCGCCAACCAGAGTTCTACTATCATGTTTCTGAGCAGCTGGTCTACGCTGTAGATCTGCGGGACCGGTTGAAGAAAGATCTAGAGGAGCTCGAAGCTGAGGTAGATAACAAGATCCGTTCATTGGCCGAACGTAACGAGGACAAAATAACCGAGGCATTTGTTAAGAAGCAGATTGCTGCTGATGGCAAGGTGCAGGCTCTTAATCGTGAGCTACTCGATGCCAAACGTCAGGTTGGTCTGTGGGAGGCCATGAAGGAAAGTTTTGGTCAACGGTCCTACGCTGTGAATAAATTGGCGGATATGGTGATTGCGCGGACAATGGGGTCGGGTGGTAGTATCCGTGAACGTGACGATGCTGATACGCAACGTCGTATCGATGCTGATACGCAACGTCGTATCTCGGAAGAGCGAAGACGGAGAGAACGTTAATGCAGTCTCTACTCGAACTGCTGGCGTGGTTAGTACAGATCACGCTCGTCAGCGGGTTGATCGGTGGGCTGGCTGCGATCGTTGCGTATGTTGTTGTCCGGAGTGCTAGCTTTGCCTATTTCCGGACCAAGTTGGATTTCTTGCGTCGTGCAAGAAAGTTGAAGCGAAACGGAGAGCACTGATGGCATTTAAGTACCATGGCCGCTCCCGGAAGGTTGAGGACGTCGTGCGGCGTTCTAAGCAGTCCGGCGGCTCGTACGACAGTTTCCTCATCCCAGGCATCATTAAGTACAAGCCACGTGAGGGTGAGAACAGGATCCGTGTCTTGCCAAGAACTTGGAAGGACACGGAGAAGTGGGGCGACAATTGGGAAGTGCTTGCCTCGTTGCATCGTAACGTTGGACCTGATGAGGCTACTTACCTCTGTCTTGACAAGATGCAGGGGAAGAAGTGCCCTGTGTGTGAGGTTCGGCGGAAGGCTGAGAGTGAAGAGGCTGATGCGTTGCGTGTTCAAGTCCGGCCGATGGTTTGGATCATTGACCGTGACAACGAGAAGGCTGGTGTGCAACTTTGGGACATGCCGTTGGGCCTGTTCCGGGACATCAACCGACGTTCGGTTGACAAAAAGACCAACGCCGTGATCCTCGTGGACGATCCGGAAGAAGGATTTGATATCATGTTCACGAGAGAGGGGGAAGGCAAGACCACTAAGTATGTCTCGGTTGAGATTGACCGGGATCCAACTCCACTCCATGACAATGAGAGGAAAATGGCACGTTATCTTGAGTACGTTCAGGAGAACCCGGTCCCGTCGGTGTTGAACTTCTACGACGCGGCCCATATCGAAAAGGTACTGTTCGGCCAGGTCGAGGCCGCACAGAAGCGTCGTCGTGACGATGATGACGAAGACGAGGACGAGGAGGAAGAGACCACTTCCACTCGTCGCCGCCGCCGTCGCGTTGATGATGACGAGGAGGAGGAAGAGGAAGAGGAGCGCACGACTAGTCGCAAGAAGAAGCGTCCGGCTCGCGACGAGGACGAGGATGAGGACGAAGCGGAAGACGAGGATGAGGACGACGACGAGGATGAGAAGCCCGTTCCTCGCCGTAAGAAAAAGCGTCCCGTTGCCCGCGATGAAGAGGACGATGAGGACGACGACGAGGATGAAGACGAGGAGGAAGAGGACGACGAGCCTGCTCCCCGTAAGAAGAAGCGTCGTCCTGTAGCACGTGACGAAGAGGAAGATGAGGACGAGGACGATGAGGACGACGACGAGGATGATGACGAGGAGGACGATGACGACGAAGAAGAAAAGACCACGTCCGCTCGGGCCAAGCGTCGGTTGGCTCGTCTCGCTCGGAAGAAGTAAGGCGCATGAAGCGTCGTAGACCAAAACAGGTTGTGCAGAGGGGAAACTACTTCCCCTCTGCCGACACTCAAGTGAAGTGCATCCCTACTGGTTGTGGTGCGCTTGATGGTATATTTGGGGGAGGTTGGCCAATTGGTCGGATTGCCAACATCGTGGGTGACAGGAGTTCTGGCAAGACCTTATTGGCAATTGAGGCATGCGCTAATTTCGCCAAGTGTGCACCAAAGGGTAAAATCTGGTACCGGGAGAGCGAGGCTGCTTTCGACGTGGAGTACGCCGAGAGCCTTGGGTTACCTGTTGGCCGTGTCAACTTTGGGCCAGATGGAATTGATAGTCATTGGGATACGGTCGAGCAGATATTTGAGGACCTGGATAAAAAGTTGGCTTACCTGGAACGCACCGGTAAGAGCGGGCTCTACGTGATTGACAGTTTGGATAGTTTATCCACCGAAGCTGAACTAGGCCGCAAGATTGGTGAAGGCAGCTATGGCATGGAGAAGCCAAAGCTGATGGGTCAGCTACTCCGTCGGTTGGTGCGTCGGTTGCGTAAGACGCGGATGGCGTTGCTGGTGATCAGTCAGACCCGAGATAAGATTGGCGTGGTGTTCGGTGAGCGTCATACGCGGAGCGGTGGTAAGGCGTTAGACTTCTATGCCAGCCTCATTGTTTGGTTGCATCATATGAAGACTCATGCGCGCAAGATCAGCGGCATCAAGCAGGCTAAGGGCATTCGCGTGATGGCCAAGGTCAAGAAGAATAAGATTGCGCCGCCGTTCCGTACTTGCGAGTTCGATATTCGATTTGGCTACGGCATAGAAGACCTGGAGGCTTCGCTGGGTTGGTTAGCGCAGGCTAAGCGGCTCGATCTAGTGGGCGTCAGTCCACGTGGTCTGGAGACGTTTATAAGCCAACAGAGCAAGGCTCCGCGTGAGCAGCGGGTGGCAACACGCTCAAAAGTAAGAGATGCAGTGCTTGCTGCGTGGAAGGAGATGGCGCAGCGCATGAGGCCTGCTGAGACTAAGTACTAGAAAGCCCATGGTTGTGCGCGTTTTTGACCATCAAGGAACTTGACGACGGGTACCGAGTTAACAAAGATCGCCATACGGAAATTCTGTTGTTGTTTCAACGGTGTCGAGGTAACAGTATGATCCTTCCGCTTGCTTTTGTTGACAATCGAGTTGACGAAAACTCTCCGCTGGGGAACTGCGGAAGCGTGCCTGACAAAAGAAAAAGACGCCGCAAGGTTAAGGAAGTCTTATCCGACTGGATGGTGGTGCGCGTCAAGACTAATCAAGAACGCTACGCTGCCCGCAACATTCGCCGTCAAGGTCAAGAAGCGTTCGCGCCGTTCATTGGTGCTGATGGCTCCAGCCGTGAGACACCGCTCTTCCCTGGCTTCATCTTTGTCCGTGGCCCAGCGTGGTGGTACCTGAAGTCCACGTATGGTGTGTTGTGTCCCATCATGTTTGGGAACATGCCTGGTCTAATGCCAATCAAGGCAATGCGGGAGTTACGGAAGAGCGCAGGTGAGGATGATGTTATCCGGTTGAAAGCTGCGCGCTTCCGTAATGGTGAGAAGGTTCAATTTCGTAATGGACCTTGGAAGGGTTGGACTGGGGTATTCCGTCAGACTGTTGGTCAAAATCGGGTGCTGGTGCTCCTACAAATTTTAGGTGGTGAGCACGCGCTCGAGTTCCACCATGAAGATATCACCAAGTACGAGGGAGGCAACGGTGTCGGCGTATGAGATGCTATGGGTGGCAGTGGTTGTTCTTGGGTTGATAAATTTCCTGTTGTTTCTGTGTATGGCTTTTGTGATGTTCCGTGTGGGTAAGCTCGAACGGCTGACCGAGGCGCTCACGGATCCTGATGAGTATATCAATATGCTCTCTGATCTGGAAGCCGAACGGAAGCGACGCTCTGTTCCATACTTACATGTTGTCCCTGAAGAACGTCCTTATTACCCGATGCAATCATGACAGAACCAAGAACAAACGATCCGCTCACTGAACCAATGATTGAGCAGTTGCGTAAGTTGTGGAAGATTGGTAGGACTTGTTCTGAATGTGCTAGGGAGTTGACAGTATCATTCCCTGATCACAAGCCTGTTACTAGTAGCCAGATTGCTGGGTTCGTGTGGCGTTCACGGTTCCGCCCAGATATGCTGGGCTGGTTTGCGTCACGAACTCCAGGCCGTAATGGCAAGTTCGTTAACTTACCCAAGGGTAATAAGGTTGCACCAAAACCAGCAGCAGTGCGTGCTAAGAAGGAATTGCGTGATCGTAATTACGAATTACTGAATGGACATCCAAAGCGTACAACACCAATTGTTGTATCATCTGAGCGAGCGTTCGTTCCACCAGATGGTATTGTACTCAAAGAGATACACGAGTTGACCACAGAACACTGTCGCTGGCCTTATGATCATGTAGAGGGTCGTACGGTGTACTGTGGTGAGCCTGTGACGTATGAGAGTTACTGTGGGCTACACTGGACCATGAGACGTAAGGCGTAACTCCCCTAACTGTCAATTGTTTGATAGGAATATGACACCAATCCGTAGAAGAGCCCGTAGGCGTAAGCGTAGAGAGGCAGCACTCAATGGTGAGGTACTACCTGCTGATCCTAGGAGAGATGGTGCATTCACATCGGATGGTAAGTTCGCTCCAGGTAACAAGCTCGCAGTAGGTAATGTTGGTGGTAGTGTACGTTACACCAATACCAAGTTCTTAACACAGACATTGATTTCCAAGCTGAATGAATTGGACAAGAACACAGGTAAGGCACGCTACTACAAGCTCGTATCCCAGCTAATTAAGAACGCACTTGATCGGGATGTTGCAATTGAGTATGTAGACAAGCGTGGTAGGAAGAAGACTCGGAAGCAATTCATACCTGGAGACCAGAAGGCACTGGAGTATATCTTCGATCGGTTAGAAGGTAAGCCCATACAGTCTGTTGGTCTCGGACCATCTGGTGGTTCTTCTAGTGGTAAGCTGACGGTGATCTTCGAGCCAATAGACGAGGAGTTGTGACATGCTTACAAGGCGTTCGTTACTCGGTGGAGGAATAGCTGTTGCTGTTGCACCTGCTGCTGTTGCTCTCCAATACAATCCACTGCCTCTAAAATACGAGACAGTGTTTAATGGGGAAGATGTCGTGTGGACTGCACGCACTTCCGAGATTTCTCCTGTCGTTATTTACCGACATGCTGGTGTATGGGGTCCAGGTAAGGGAGCTCCACTCACAGCGCAGGAGTTCGATAACAACTTCTACGAGCTCCAAAAGGCTATTCAGGAGCTTATTGATCTACTGAATGCAAAATGAACCGCACTTATATACTTGACTTAGCGAGTGGCGGTGGTATCTGTCAAATTCGACAGGCCGGCGATGTAGTTGGGTCGAGTGTGTAGGTGCCTCCAAAGAGGAGGCACGAATGAGCGAATATGAGTCTGGTCAGTTCAAGGCGTGGACGCCGACAACTGCCTATGTCGAGGGCGAGGTTATCAAGGCGCATCTGGGGGGCAGAGTGCTCCTCCTTAAGGTGGGCGGCTATCCATTGACGCGAGGTCGTAAGCGTGCACGCGCCCGTCGGAAGAAGCCTGCATAATGACGAGAAGAAGATCCTTTGAGCCCCTCAACTCGATCATATGATGATCGAGGAGCGTTCGTCAATGTACCGAATCCCGTTGGCTAAGTCAAGTATATAAGTGCGAAATGAACCTGCATATTCAGCCAGAGATTACTGGGCAGAAGGTTGTTACTGCTCTACTCCAGCCGCTAACACCAGATCAGCAGGCTGCACGGAAGTTACTTGCTGGTAAGCAGAAGCATACCTGTCTTGTTGGTGGTAGTCGTTCGGGCAAGACCAGTCTACTCGTACGTACCATCGTAACTCGCGCATTACGTGCTCCAGACTCACGTCATCTGATGGTGCGTATGCATGCGAATGCTCTGAAAGCTTCGGTGTGGTTAGATACCTTTCCGAAGGTAATGAAGATGTGGTTCCCTGGAGTAGAGTACGTCGAACGGTTCCAGACGTTCTTCGAGTTTGAGAATGGTGCGCAGATTTGGGGTGGTGGTCTGGACGATGAGAAGCGTGTGGATAAGATCCTGGGACAGGAGTATGCTACCATCTACGCAGGCGAAGTGTCCCAGACTCCATACTCGTCCATTCTCACATTACGTACACGTCTCGCACAGCCAGGCACAGGATTAAAGCTCCGAGGTTACTACGATCTGAATCCGACGGTTACGTCGCACTGGTCTAACATCGAGTTCGGTGAGAAGAAGGATCCGATTACTAGAACGGCTCTACCGGATCCTGATAACTTCCAGCGGTTCTTCATGAATCCGGAAGGTAATGCTGCGAACCTAGATCCTGACTACATTGCCTCGCTACGCTCGATGCCGAAGAAATGGCGTGAGCGGTTCTACGAAGGCAAGTACGTTGCGGATGTGGAAGGTGCGCTGTGGCCGATTGATCTACTGGAGATGTGTCGAATTGAACGCATTGAGCCAGACTACGATGGTGGGAAGCTCAACGAATTCCGTCGTATCATCGTAGGTGTGGACCCATCGGGTGCGCAGAGTAAGCATGATATCAAGTCCGATGAGATCGGAATTGTTACATGTGGTTTGCGTTACGATGGTGTTGCTGTAGTACTCGAGGATGCAACATGTAGAGGTTCACCACGTGAGTGGGGTACTGCTGTTGTTGCGCAGTGGAATAAGTGGAAGGCAGATCGTGTCGTCGCCGAAAAGAACTACGGTGGTGAGATGGTACGCTCCACGATCCAAGCTGTGAATCATCGTGTTGGTGTAGACCTCGTTTCTGCTACACGCGGAAAGTTCATTCGTGCTGAGCCAGTTGCTGCTCTGTATGAGAGTAGTGGGGATAATGCTGGTAAAGTGAAGCACGCAGGACGGTTTGACAAACTAGAAGAGCAGATGGGTTGGTTCTCACGGCAAGGGTTCATTGGTGATACATCACCTGATCGTGCCGATGCTCTGATCTGGTCGTTGACTGCACTCTGTCTTGGTGAAGTATCTAAGTACACTCTGGCGCATGTGCGATGATTGAAATCTCTATTTGGACTGTGATCGGTATCGCACTTTGCCTAGGCTTCATAGCAGGGATTGCTGTTTCTGATTGGTGAGTGTTATGCGTAAACGTAACCGATTACTAGCTCCACCACCAACTCCCAAAGGCATGGTGTGGTTATCAGCTGGAGTTTCTACGCCTAGCGATAGATATGCAATATCTGTGCTTGTCCCAGAGCGGTTTGTGCAACTACGATCTCAATTGATTATGGGCACGTTACAAGCAGGACATGATGCTCAGGAGTTTAAACGGTTACTCTCTGAATACAACAAAGCGGTAATGGCACGGTTGAGAGAAGTTGAGAAATTGAGGCGTCGTGGCATATAACCTTGCAACAGATGGTCGTCCGTGCCCATTCTGTGGTAGCACGATGCTCTCGTTAGTTAAATCGTGGAACACGTTACGAGTTACGTGCGATGGTTGTGGTGCTGCTGGACCAGAGGTAGAAGAGTCAGAGGCACAAGAACGCACGGCAATTGAGCAGTGGAATAAAAGGGTCTGACCATGCCTTGGATCTCACAATCCACGTACGATCTAATTCAAACAGTACGCTTCGATATCGCCCGCGTCGAGCGTAAGCTGGATATCCTAAGTCGGGCCGAGGAAGGAAGAGCAATCATGTCGCAAGCAGACATTGATGCACTACGATCTACCGTCGAGGAGAACAACAGTGTGATCGACTCAGCCGTAGTGCTGATCAATGGTCTCGCTGCTCAAATTCGTGATCTCTCTGACGATCCGGCGCAGTTGCGCGCACTGGCAGACTCACTGGACCAGAAGTCTGGTGAGCTAGCAGCTGCTGTAACAGCGAACACTGCTGCGCCACCGGCTTAACGAGAAGAAACAACCTCTATATTTGCTGCCCCGCAAAGAACCTGGGAGGAGGCACCGGATACACCCACCTCCTCCATTTTGCTAAAAGGATCGAACATGCCTCAACTTGGTGACGGTGTACTGGACGAGGACATTGGGCATGTTTCATTTCGGCCTGATAAGGATCTCGTAGACGAATTGATCTCCGTCGTGAACAAGCACACAGGACGACTACGTGTTGGTAACATTTTTGGTAGCCTGTTAGTGCTGTTGCGTGCAGAGATCATGACTATGCGTCCGACGAGGAATCAAATACACGACATGTGCATACTGGCTGCCCAGTATCTGTCGCGTCCGCCGCGTAAGGATCCTGGGCTGAGGATTGAGCACTGAGGAGGAGGCAATGGACCCCATCTCAACTTACCAACGGATGTGGCAGGGAACATTCCCGCTTAACGCAATTCAAATCTCAACCAAGTATAAGAATCAGTTGATTGACCAATGGCTCGATGCGTGCGAGGAAGAGCTCAAGATGCACTATGCCGCGCACAATGCGGTTGCTGAATACCTTAGGAAGGATTGATGGCAACTCCCAGGACCAATGGCTCTGCTGGTAAGCCCCAAGTCGGTGGTGGGCTGGTCAAACGACCCATTACGAAGATGGTATCTGCACGCGACTCGTTGCAGAACCTTGTGTCTGGGCTCGGTACAGCCAAGGACAAGCGCACCCACTCTACATTCATTCTCAACGAACTACCCTCTAACGAGCTCGAAGCTGCCTACCGAGGCGATTGGGTAGCACGTAAGATTGTGGCGTGTCCTGCTCAGGATCAAACACGCGAATGGCGTGCCTGGCAGGCCGAGGACGATCAGATTGAATTGATCGAGGCAGTAGAGAGGGATCTACTCATTCAGAAGAAGACCAAGCGTGCGCTCACGCTCGCGCGCCTGTTTGGTGGGTCGTTGATGATCCTTGGTATTGGGGAAGAGGATCCAACACAAGAACTCGATCCCGAGACTGTTCAGCAAGATAGTCTACGATACGTGCATGTTATGCATCGGTACCAGGTTGGCACTGGTCAGGTTATTCGTGATCCACGCGAAGAGAATTACGAGGAATTTGAATACTACGAATTGAACACTGGCACAGAGCAGTTGAGGATACACCCATCGCGGGTGATTAAGTTCATTGGTGAGGAGGTTCCTGATATTATTCAGAACAATGGTTGGGGTGACAGCTGTCTTCAGGCGGTGGATGATGCTGTCAAGGATGTGGGATTGTGTTCGGGTGGTATCGCACAACTTGTCAACGAGTTGAAGATTGACTATTTCAAGATCCCTGGTCTGATGCAGGACGTGTCGCAGGCGAACTACCGCTCGCTGTTGATCGAGCGGTTTACGCTTGCCAATCAGATGAAGTCTATCATTAATGCCATGGTGATGGATAAAGAAGAGGAATGGAACCGAATCACCACGTCTTTGGTGGGTACTGCCGACATTCTAAAGGTGTACCTGTTGGTTGCAGCTGGCGCGGCGGACATTCCCGCCACCCGGCTGCTCGGACAAAGCCCTGCTGGGCTGAGCGCGACTGGCGAAAGTGACATTCGTAATTATTACGACCGCTTGGCAAGCGAGCAGAAGACGGATCTGTCATCCAACCTTAAGAAGCTCGACGAGATTATCATTCGTTCGGCACTGGGTGACCGACCGGAGGAGATCCACTACAATTGGCGACCACTGTGGCAGATGACAGATGCTGAGAAAGCCGACATCTCCAAGAAGAAGGCTGAGACCTATCAGATTGACATTGCGGCAGGCCTGATCCCAGAGAAGGTCATGGCCAAGGCGCGTGTCAATCAGCTGATCGAGGATGGTACTTATCCTGGTCTTGATCAGTTGATGGAGGATGTTGATCTCGAGGCTGAGCTCGAGGCAATGAACGAAATGGATCCGAATGTGTTGGCAGCGGAAGAGACGCGCCAGCGCATTGCTGCTAACGAGAACACAGACCCCGTTGAGGAGGAAGCAGCAACTGGGACTGAGGATGCTTGGACTTATGGTGTCAAGAAGCCAAAAAAGAAGAAGACCAAGAAGCAGATCAAAGATGCCACACCAAAGACTCTCTACATTCGTCGGGATGTCGTCAACAAGGCTGAGCTCTTACGTTGGGCTCGTAGCGTTGGTTTGGAGCAATTTGGTGCCATCATAAAGGATCTGCACGTGACGATCATGTACTCCAAGTCACCTGTTGATTGGAGTAAGGCACCAAGTGATTGGACCTCGGAAGATGGGACGTTGACTGTGCCACCCGGTGGCATGCGCATGCTGGACAAGTTGGGTGTTGGTGGATCAGTGGTAGCGCTGTTGTTCACAGCGGAACAATTGTCATGGCGGCATTGCTCGATTAAGGAGCAGATGGGATGCTCCTGGGATTGGGAGTACTACCAGCCACACATTACGTTCGTGTACGGTCCTGATAATCAACCAATTGATTTTGAGGTTCTTCGTAAGATTGAACCTTACCATGGTGAGATCTTGTTTGGTCCTGAGATCTGGGAAGAGGCCAAGACCGATGAAGAGATCGCGGCCTATAAGGAACAGCAATGATACACAATAAGGAATACGATCAGGTGCAGATCATTGGCATCATAGCGCTGGTCGCGTTCTTTGCTATTTTAGTATCTAGCTGCAACGAGAAACCATCGAACGCTGGTGGGCCAGCAGCAGCTAGTTGTAGTGGTTGGACAGTACAGTACTCTCGTAATATCTCTACGTGTATTGTTGATCAATTTAACTTCGGTGAACCACATTATCTTGTGAAGCGTCCGCCAGGACCATTGTACAGCAAGACGATCACATTGCGTTATGCAGTGACGGGTACAGGGACCTTGCATCCAACGGATGGTGGATCACCAGAAGCACGCGTGCGTCTGTATATCCAGCGGTCAGGGGATCGTCTCACAGCTGATGAGCCAAATAAGCGTTGGTGGTCTCGTGATGTGATCTTAGTCGTAGGGCAGGAAGGTACCTTGACCCAGCGGGTTATTTCTGAGGGTGGCTACTGGACGCAGGTGTTTGGGCAGTCATCTGAGAAGTTTGCGATTTCATTTGTCGATGCTGTCAACAACGCACAGAACGTTGGCTTTACATTTGGTGGCGACTTTGCAGGACACGGAGTCGTTGCCAAGGATGGACCAGTAACCTTCCGTGTAGTGGGTTGGGAAATCAAATAGGAGATACCCATGGTCGGAACTGTCATGCTAGCATTCGCATTTGTGTTTGGTTGTTTTGCTGCTTTTGGTGTTGGTAGCTTTGGACGGGTCCAGACTGGCTGGGCGGCACTTACACTGCTCATTGGTAGCATGCTGTTTGGCAGACTGCTGTGAAGCCTGATGTCCAAATAGCAGTTGTCGCTTCCTTGACGCTGTCGGGTGTTGCCTTGCTAATTGCCGTAATGGCTTACTACGGCATTCGCTAAACAATGGCGTGGTAGCACACCTACCCGCACCTTTCAACAGTTGGCGTTCCCCTCTCTGACATAGGAGAATAAACCATGGCGAACGCCTGGTATCCAGAGTTCAAGGAGTCGCTCATGGGTGGAGCGGCTGGTACTTCACTTACCGTTGACGACGCTACCGATGGGCCATTTTGTGCCCTTGTCGATACCGGCACCTATACCTACAACGCAGCCGACACTGTGTACAATGCTGGCACCGGTTCAGATGTTGAGTCCGCAAACCAAGGTACTGACCAGCGTCTTACAGGTCCGACCGTTGCCAACGGAACCTTCGATGGCAGTGATCTGACTTATACTGCGGTCACTGGTAGCTCGATTGAGGCGTTGGTTATCTATCGCCATAACTCAGGCGCGGATACGACTTGGAAGTTGGTGTTGTATCTTGACACATCGGTGACTGGTCTACCCGTCACTCCGAATGGTGGTAATATCACGGTGACCTGGAATGCTTCTGGCATCTCGACGCTCTCCGACCGTCGGATGAAGGAGAACATCCGCGAGGTTGATAACCTCTACGGCATCCTCCCGATCTACGAGTTCAACTATATCTGGGAAGAGCGGACTCGGCGCGGATTGATGGCACAGGATGTCGAGAAGATCGCGCCTTGCGCAGTGACTGAGTTCTTCGGGCTCAAGGTGGTCAATTACGCGATGGCAGTGGCAGCATGCGAGAGGCTGGCTGCTTAAACAGGAGTGCTAAAGTATGAGTGATCCACTACGTAATCCGCGTGACCCTCTGCACAAGGAGGGTCTACCTGGTGAGCAGGAATTGTTCCGGCGTATGGCTGCGATCGCCGTCGAAGGTCAATTCCCGCTCGAGATGGTCATGGGTGCCTGTATGAACCTCATGGTCAATGCGGTGCGGCAGGGTTACGCGACTTGGCCGCAAGCGGAGCAGCGTTACGACTACTGGATTTACCGTTTCAAGGAAGTGCTAAAACAGCACTACGACGGGACTGGCAATCGTAAGCCTAAGATATTCCCATTCGACCAGCACATCGTGATGCCACACTTCACCGAGAACGATCTGTTCTTCCCTAGCGGGCGAAAGAAGAACTAAGTGGCGCAAGGCGACCAAAGAGGAACGGCGCTAACTGCCTCGTTAAACTCGATCACCAACCCGACCGTGTTGAGTGGGTCGGTGGCGAACGTGGCTATTGGTGATCTAGTCTTTGGTATCCTTGGGCAACAAACTGCTTTGACTGCGGCGGGTACGGTTACTGATAATCTTGGTAATACCCCCTACGCCTACGTCAATGCTGGTACGGATGCTGGCAATGCCACCGGTCGTTGCTTTTATGCTCGGGTCACGACCGGCGGAACTCTGACAACCGTCAACGTTCCTGCTACTGCCAGCACTAACGATGCAAGTGCGGTTGCTGTCGTAATAGAAGGACCATTCTCCGTATCGCCCCTGGATGCTAATCCAGCGGATACTCAGGACGGTACTTCGCCTCATACCTGCCCTGCTACAGGAGTGCTTGCGCAGGCGAGTGAAGTGGTGATGGCGGCTTGCGCCATTGCATCGGCAGTCACGCTGAACTCCACGGCACCCAGCACGCTTGTTGGGGGAGTGAATAGATCGAACGTATCGACTGCTGTCAGCAAGCGTCTCGTTTCGGCTACTACTTCGGTGGCTCCGGAGTTTGGCAACGGTGCCACTGTCAATGCGATGCAGACCACTGCATCATTTAAGCTAGCTCCGCAACCGTTGGTTCCTAGTCTATTCACCGAGACCGACTCCTTCTTCACGCCAACAGTTCTATCGACCTATGCACTGACATCTGCTTTATTCACCGAGACAGATACTTTCTTCCAGCCCACAGTTGCCTCGACCTATCCTATCACTGCGGCTCTCTTCACTGAGACGGATACCTTCTTCCAGCCGACGGTGACTCCTGGCGCAGTTGCTTTAACTGCGGCGCTGTTTACTGAGACTGACGTCTTCTTTGATCCAATCGTTGCCTCGATCTACCCTCTAACGGTT